GGCCGCTCAGCGCACCAAGCAGGAGGCCGCGTGAACCACCAGCACTTTATCGAGCAGGCCCGCATGCGTTTGGCCAACTACCGTTCAACAGAGCTTCAACGGGCGTTGAACGACTGTTACGAGACGCTGAAGGTGGGAGGGTATGAGGCCACTCACCCGTATGGCATCAAGCTTTGGGCCGAGATTGACGCGATTCGAGAGCGCCAAATGTTTCTTGCACAACAGGACAAAAAACCTGTAAAATCAAGGCCGTTGAGACCTAGTTGAATCAAACAAGCAGGGTAGAGCCTGACGAGCCATCCGAGTGAAAGGCCCTCGGAGCCAACACGCATGGGGGTTGACGACAATGTGGGTTCATCCACGATTAGCCCCCAGCCGTGTTGGTGAAGCCTCGGACTGACGAGAAACCTGTGGAACATGCGCCTCCAAGCGCACCGCAGGAGACCATAAGCTGGAGATCAGTACCAGCCGCCAACAACCTACAAAAGCGAATACACTCAGCGCCATTGCAACCCCAACTCGGAATAGGGATCATGCCTGAAACGTCAGCATCAAAGCCAAAGCAGGGAGCGCCACGCAAGTTGGCCGCAAAATCGCCCGCAAAACAAACCCAAACGGTAAAACGCCCAAGAAACGTCAGCACATACACGCCTGAGGTTGCTCAGAAGATATGCGAGTTATTGAGTGAAGGAGTACCGTTAAGACAGATATGCAGGGAGAATGAAGGCTTTCCTGCGTGGAGGACTGTTTACGATTGGATGGGGCGCGACCCTGAATTGGCCGCATCCATCGCGCGTGCGCGTGACGTTGGCTATGACGCCATCGCTGAGGAATGCTTGCTGATTGCTGACACGCCGCAGTTTGGGCAGAAGCAGGTGATGACTGATGATGGTGCGGTGACTACCATCGAGGACATGCTGGGCCACCGCAAGCTTCAGATCGAGACGCGCCTGAAGCTCTTGGCCAAGTTCCACCCCAGCAAATACGGTGATAAGGTGGGCGTGCATGGCGTGGAGGGCCAGCCGCCAGTGAAGACCGAGGACGTGGGTGCTGTGCGCCTGTTCGAGTTGTTGCGCAACGCTGAGCTAAAGACCCGTGCTGGATCTGCTTGACGCGGACACGGCCAACGCGTTTGAGGCCCTCACCGACCATCAGCGCATAGCCATCATCAGGCACATGGAGTGGGTGAACAAAGCCCACCCGTATCAGATCCCACCCGACCTCAAGCAGGACTGGACGATATGGCTCCTGCTGGCAGGCCGTGGAGCAGGCAAGAGCCACGCTGGGAGCCACGCCCTATGGTGGTGGTGCTGGACGCACCCCAACTCCCGTGGCCTCGTCCTAGCGCCCACCAGCAACGACGTCAAGTTCACCTGCTTCGAGGGAGTGTCAGGTTTGCTTGCCAACATCCCCAAGGAGCTTGTGGCCAACTACAACAAGCAGGATCACGTCATTGACCTCGTCAATGGCTCCAGCATCAGGGGCATCAGCGCGGACTCGTATGAGCGCCTGCGCGGCCCTCAGTTCCACTTTGCATGGTGCGATGAGCTTGCGGCCTTTCAGTACCTGCAAGACGCGTGGGACATGATGATGTTCGGCCTGCGCCTCGGTGACCAGCCACGGGTGATCGCCACCACCACGCCCAAGCCTAAGGACTTGATCGTTGACCTCGTGGGCCGCGAGGGTGGCGACGTCGTCGTGGATCGCGCCAGCACCTATGCCAACATGGCCAACCTCGCACCGAGCTTTGCCAAGCAGTTGGAGCAATACCGTGGCACCAAGCTCTATGACCAAGAGGTGATGGGCCACTTGGTTGACCTCGAGGATGGCAAGGTGGTCAGCCGCTCCATGTTCCAGTTGTGGCCAGCGTTCACCGCTGACGGCCACCCCAACCCGTTCCCTGACTTCGAGTTCATTGTCATGTCGCTGGACTGTGCATTCAGCGAGAAGACCCACAACGACCCGACGGCCTGCACCGTGTGGGGCGTGTTCAAGCCACTGGACGGCCCCATGTCAGTCCTGTTGATCGACGCATGGGCTGAGCACCTGAGCTTCCCTGACCTCAAGCCAAGGGTGATTGACGAGTTCTACACGAGCTATGGTGAGGGCAAGACCGCCAAGAAGCCTGACCTGATGATCATCGAGGACAAGGCGGCAGGCATCAGCCTGATCCAAGAGTTGGCAAGGGCAGGGCTCCCGTGCCGCGCGTACAACCCGGGGAAAGCCGACAAGATGCAACGCCTGCAAATCGCCGCCGCCGTCATCGCCGCTGGCCGTGTGTGGCTCCCCGAGAGCGAGACCCGCCCCAACATGGTCAAGACATGGGCCGAGGGCTTCCTGTCGCAGATCTGCTCTTTCCCTGACTCAGTGCATGACGACTACGTTGACACCGCCACGCAGGTGATCCGCATCCTTAAGGACATGGGTTGGCTCGACATTGACCCACCACCACGGTATGATGACGACGACTACATTGACCCCAAACCTAAACGGGTGAATCCATATGCGGTGTGACCATGCCTAATCCATTAGACGTCTTACGCGAAGGCAAAGGGGCTAAGGCCGCCATGTCGCTGGCCGATGAGGTCAGGGCAGAGATGGCCGCTGAGAAGGCCGCCAAGGCAGTTGACCCTGAGATGGAATACGCCGCTGGTATCCACTACGCCGACCCACGCGTCAAGCCCACCATGCGCATGTCCGAGGCGCTGGGTGCCACAGGATCCGAGGGCAAGACCCTGCACTTCACTGAGGCCGACCGCTCTCGCGTCTTTGGCCCAAACATGGGTGGCACAGGATTCTCAACGCTCCAGCATTACTCTGAGCCACATAAGCAGGCAAACGTCACATGGGGTTTTGGCAACGAGAAGATCGCCAAGCGCAAGATCGAGCAAGGCGGTGACCCTGAGAAGGATGTATGGACAACGTACATCGGTTCGCCTGATCAGCACAAGTCCAACACCATTGTGGTCATGGACGCGCTTAAGAACGTGCAGGCCGCCAACGCGGCCAACCTGATCCACCCTGAGCAAATCAGGCTGATCAACCAGCGCCTGCGCGAATCGGTGAACAAGAAGGGCAACCCGCTGTTCCCGCCTGACTTCGATATCACCGATCCCCAAGCACTGAACGCGGCCACCACCTTTGAGCGACGCGCCGCCATCAGCGATACCTTGATGGGGCTAGGCGTCAAGAAGCCCATGATCTCCAAGGAGTTCAAGGCCGCCAACCCCAACGTGACGTACCGAGACCCCGCTCAGATGGAAAGCATCCTGAAGCGAGAGACAGACCCAATACACGAAGGCCAGCCCAACTACATGGTGGGGCCAAGCCTGTTCACCATGGAGGGTGACGTCTACCGACCTGACCTGAACATTGCATTCCCCGCACAAACAACTGGCACTGACTTTGGCGTCATGTTTGACCCAGCCACCATGTACGAGGCCGCGCCTGATTGGATGAAGAGCAAGGGCTACGGCCCCAATACCACCATCAACGCCCGCGCCATGTCCATGGGTGCGCCAACGCAATTCATTGATGAAGCCTACCTGACCCGCCTGCAAAAGATGGGCAAGGCCAAGGGTGGACTGATGCAGACGCCCGCCATGATGAGCGCCGAGGGTGGTTCAGTGGACATGAACGCGCCAGCCATGATGAGCCGCAAGGGTGGGCTTGCGCATATGGCCAAGGGCGGTGGCATGCGTGGCATCAAGGCCCTCAAGAACATCTACCAAGACGTGGAGTCCAGCATGGGCTCAGCGCGTGGAGCCAGCAAGTTTGAGGAAGCGCCAGCGGGCCTGAACATCATGCGAGAGGGCACTGGTCAGTGGCCAGCGGGCAATTTGGATGTGCACTTGAGGGATATGAATGAACAGGCGTTTTCTCCTCAATACCAAAAAGCAATTGAAAATTCCCTCAAGCTTGACCGAGAAAGAGCCGCCGCAGGTGACATGGCCGCAAAAGATCGGATCCCAACATTTGAAAGAGTTATTGCCGAGGGCTTGGCCCAGCGCCAGTGGGTTAACAGCAACCTCAAGAACTACATCAAGAAGCAGATGGGATCACCCAATGACCCTGTCCGCGCATTGGCTGAACAGGGCATCACTCACCTCAAGGGCATGGATAGGGTTGCAAGCGAAGCCGCCAATCAAGTAAAAAGACGCCGCGCAAGAGCAGGCTTGCCTGAGGAGGGCTTAGCCCAAAGCGATCAAGCCAAAACATGGGAGACGCTATCCGACAATGCCTTGCGATCCGAACTTCCCCAAGATTTGCATAGCGGTGTCCACGCAAAGAATGAATGGATGAAAGACCTGCCCGAGGGCGAAAGGGTCATGCTATACAACCATGATCCTGATCTAGGTTTTCAAGATCTGCTTGGGGATATTGAGCGAAGAATTGGCGCAGGCCAACTTCGTCCTGATCAGTTGAATAAGGTCAGCGTTGCTGACGCAGTTAAGAGCGTGCATGATGAGAGGGTGCGCAAGGAAGAGGCCTCACTCCGCGCCATGAACAACAGTCCCGTCACCAAGCTCCATAAAGAGTATCCCAATGGATACAAGTGGATGGAGATCAGCGCAAACAAAGATTCCCCATTGCCTGAGGGTTGGTCATTTGATCCCGTCGGCGAGATGTACACAGATCCCAATGGACAAAAGACAATCCACAACCCCAACTACATCGCAGTGCAAGAAGCCTTGGAGCATGAGGGCGACATTATGGGTCACTGCGTTGGCTCCTACTGCGATAACGTATACAAAAATGGCCAAAAAATCCTGTCCTTGCGCGACCCAAGGGGTGAGTCTCATGCAACCTTGCAAGTCTTGCCAACAGAATTAAATCCAACTGAATGGTTTAACAGCCTAAGCCCACAAGAAGCATTAGAGGTGGTTCAAGGGGGTTACACGGGCTACAACAAAATACATTCGCCTCAGTTTAAAGAAGCGCAAGCCAATACGCCGCCTCGTATTGCGCAAATCAAAGGCAAGCAAGATGCGCCACTGGTCAATAAATATCGCCCCATGATGGCCGACCTAGCCAACACTGGTGAATACTCGCACATTGATGAATTGCACAACGCTGGCCTAAAGGAAAAGAGCCAAGTGCTGACGCCGAATGAGGAAGAGTGGCTCAAGTCAAATGGCTACCAAGTGCCAAAATACCTGCTTGAGGATGACGTCAATGTCATGCGCAAGGCCCTGTACGACAACAACGTACCGCCAAATCCCGAAACAGGCATGGCCAAGGGTGGAGCAATCAAGGGCGCAGAAGCCATTGCCAAGTTGGCCGAGGACGTCAAATCCGAGATGGGTGTTGACCGCATCAACATGGCGCACAAGGATGTTCTCAAGCGCACCCCTGAGTTGCAAGACGCCGCCGCTAAGCTTGAGGCTGGTGAGATATCCCCATTGCAGTACAAGGCGGTTGTGGATAAGTACAAGCCCATCACACCCTACTCCAGCGTGCCTGACCCAGCCAGCGAGGAGGACATCATTGGCGCGTTGACCAAAACCAACCGCGAAGCGCAGGGCCTGCCTCCCAAGCAGTCCTACTATGGCGTGCCATCGCGCACCTTGGCCGAAGGCGATCCCGTTGGCTTGCGTCTCGACATTCCCTCCTACGACACAGCCAACACATGGGTGGTTACCGCTCACGGCCCACGCAAGAGCCAAGCCTCAGGTGGTGCAGGCACACGCATAGGCTATGAGCCAGTGGCCTCAGCCACCGACGTTGACTTCAGCGTCAGCCCCAAGGCCGCGCTGGGTATTGCCAAGGGGGCCAGCAAGTCCACCATTGCCACCATGGAGGGCAAGTGGAAGCCAACCAACCCAGCCGAGGCGAAGGCCGCCGCTGAGCTTTATATGAACGATCCTGACTGGGTGCAAGTGGGTATGGATCCTGAGCGTCACAGCTACTTCTATGACCGCAAAACATCCCAGCCCGTAATTGGCGCTGAGCAGGTGATTCAGATCGGCCCACTGGTGTTGGCCAAGAAACCAAAGTACGGCAAGCCCGAGGACTTTCCATTTGCTGGTGGTGGACTCGCGCACATGGACAAGGGTGGGGCCCTCAAAGCAGAGCGAGGCGCAAAGGCGGTCATGTCATTGGCTGACGAGGTACGCGCTGAGATGGCGGCAGAGAAGAAGGCAAGCCTTGTTGCTAAGCCAACCTATGTGATGGATGAGCCTGCAATGCCTGACATGAACACGCTCAACAAAACCAAGCCAGTCTATGGCGCAAGGGGAATCCTGCCGCGCGAACAGGCAGAGGAAAACAAGGCCAAGTTCTTGGAGCCAAGCGTTGTCAAGGATCGCATGTACCACGGCACGCGCCGCAACTTCACAAGGTTTTCCCCAACAACGGCTGACTCAATTTTTGTGACGCCCGACCCCACGTTTGCCTCAGGGTTTGCGCATGGGACTATGTCATTCAAAGACCCCATGGAAGATGTTGCATACGGGCGTTTTTCCACACCCGAGGCAAAG